TGACTATGACACCAATCTCTGAGGCGTCATTCCTACAGCAAGTAAAAGCGCTGGCGTACATACATGGCTGGGACTGCCACCACGCACAACCCTCAATGACACGCACCGGGCGATACATCACCACAGGCGCTGCAGGTTTCCCAGACTTAGTGTTAGCCCACAAAATTAAAGGACTTATCTTTGCTGAGTTAAAGACTGCTAAAGGTAAAACATCTATAGCCCAAGAGCATTGGCTAACTATCCTGCACCCTCATGCAGAGTGCTACATTTGGCGACCCGAGCAACTGCAGGAGATTGAGCACAGGCTGGCATCATGCTGATTATGGCTTGGTATGCCCTGCTACTGTCCATCGGTGTAGCCATCATTCAAGGTATGCGCAAGTAGCCAACACACAACTGATCACAACCAAGGCCACATAGGGAATTGCACTCTGTTGGTATTCACACACGGGAACGTGGGTAGAGCAGTGCGCCCAGCCTCATGAGATGATTTAAGTGAAGTGATGCTGGTATTAGCCACTGTGCAGAGTTCCCTAACTACATAAAAGGCGATTGGTGTCCACCCTAAACAGTCCGGCAGCCAACAGCACACAGCTGTGAAATGTGGGGGGCACAAACACCCGATACCCTGAACACACACGAGAGCAACCGCAGGCGTAGCCAAGGGCGGTAGTAGCATCACCTTCATGGCAGGCAACAGGAAAACAACCCAGCAGTACCGACAAAACAGAGCAGCACTCCTAGAAGGCAACCCAGACTGCTACTGGGGATGTGGCAACAAAGCCACACAAGCAGACCACCTCATAGAGCACGATGCCGGGGGCGATGATTCAAGTTCTAACTTGGTGCCATCCTGCAAACCCTGCAACTCAAAACGCGGTGCCATCTATGTCAACAACAAGACCGCACAAAGACAATCAAATCGCAACGCCGCGCTAAACGCAAAACCAACACAAAACCAAAAACCCATTTTTTTGACAGACGAACCCACCCCGAGCCTTTATGAACGCAAGATAACGCCGACTGGCGGTGAACTGGCGACAACTGGCGAGGACTGTACGGAACTGTCGGGAACTGGTCGTACTTTGCCCAGATTGGAAACTGTGACTTCTGGGGTTTCTGTCTATGCGCCTTTGGTTGTGGAGTTTGCTCGTAAGTACATGGGCATTGAGTTGATGGCTTGGCAAGTGCACGCAGCGATGGGCTTGCTTGAGTCTGATGAGTCGGGTGATCTTGTTAATCGTTCCGGGCTTATCACAGTTGCTAGACAAAACGGCAAGACTGTTTTGGGGCAGGCCATTGTTGGCACTTGGCTGACAAGCATTGCGGCGCTACGCGGCAAACCTCAGACCGTGATCAGTTCTGCCCATGAGTTACCACTGGCTAACTTGCAGTACCAATTCTTAGCCCCAATTTTGGAAACCTATTTTGGCGCTAAACCTAAATGGGGATATGGCCGTATGGAACTGGCGATGCCTGACGGGTCACGCTGGTTTATTAAGGCCGCTACGCCATCGGCTGGAATGGGTCTAAGCGCTGACCTGATCTGGGTAGATGAAATATATGCAGTGGATGATGCTGTCATGGCTCACTCTTTGCGCCCCACTATGAAGGCCCGTAACGTGCGCACAGCTGGCGGCTCGCCCATGATGGTGATGACTTCAACGGCTGGCACCGAAGCATCCACAGCCATGCTTAGATATCGAGAATTAGGGCTATCGCTTATTGGTGAGCAACGTGCAGGCGCTTTCTACTTTGCTGAATGGTCACCACCACCGGGTGTTGATGTGATGGACACACAATGGTGGGGCTGGGCTAACCCGTCACTAGGTCAAACCCTAGAGCTGCAGTCAATGTTGATAGATGCTGAACACCCAGACAGATCATCTTTCTTGCGTGCCAGCCTTAATCAGTTTGTCAATGCTGATGCGTGCTGGCTTCAGCCGGGGCAGTGGGATGCTTGCCTGTCTGATATTCAAGGCCCAGATAACGGCTGGCTGGCTTGTGACTCGTCGCTGGATGGCTCTCGCTATGTCGCTGTTCGTGCAGCTGTAGATGATGTCGGCATCGTTCATGTCTCTGTTGAGTTCGTCGTGCAGTCGTTAGCCGAGTGCCAGCAGGCAATGGTTGAAGTCTGTGCTGCTCACCCAACACTTGGGCTGGCTGTCACCCCAGCGCTAGAACACCACGTTCCCTTGCCGTTGATGAGGCGCACAAAAGTTGTGGGCTATGGCGAATTGTTGCGCTACACATCACTAATCAGGGCTCAAATTAACGATGGCAAACTGGTGCACCGAGGCGAGCAAAACCTTGCTGAACACATGAACAGATCAGTGGCAATTATGCAAAGCAACCAATTAGCCCTCAGCAGTAAGCGTTCACCCGGGCCTATTGAGTTGGCTCGATGCACAATCTGGGCTGCTGCTTTAGCGTCACGACCTAAGCAAGCAGGCAAACCAATGATGGTAGTAGTCAGTCGCTAGTATAAAAACGGTACTGCTCTGGGCGTTGTCGGGATGAGCAGGGCAGTACCACACACACCCGGCAGAAAGTGGCATACTACCGCTATGGGTATTTTCAATAAGCCAGTAACTAAAGCTGCTATCTCAACACCATCTGTGCAAGCCGCTGTCGGATATGCGCCAACTGGCAACAGCACGAACCCATTGAAAAACCTTTACAACTACCAGTCTGGTGTAGCTCGTGATCGTGCTATGACCTTGGCTACCGTGTCTCGATCACGTGACTTGCTGGCTTCCGTTATTGGTTGCATGCCACTCAAAATGTACGGCGAAATGTTTAACGATGCCACTGGCGAAATGGAAGAAATACCATTAGCCCCTAGGTCGTGGCTACGCCAGCCAGACCCAGCTGTTACTTACAACCACCTAATGGCATGGACTCTGGACTCACTTTTGTTCTTCGGTCGGGCTATGTGGTACATCACTGAACGCACACAAGATGGCTTTCCGTCTAAGTTCCAACTTCTTCCAATGGGCTCAATACACACAGCCGATGAGCAGGGCCCTGTTTTCTATCAGCCATCAAAGGCCATAAGTTTTGCTGGTAACGAGTTGGACTATCGCAATGTGGTGCAATTTCTTAGCCCTATTCAGGGCATCATCTACAGCTCTGAACAGACCATTGCTACAGCGCTAAAGGTAGAACAATCACGCTATAAAAATGCCCAGAGTTCCTTGCCGTCTGGCGTATTGAAACAAACTGGCGGCGAACCGTTGAGCGCTCAGGAACTTTCAGAGATTGGCCAAGCCTTTCAAGAGGCTCGACTAACCAGCCAGACCGCTGTGCTTAATGAGTTTCTAAGCTATGAAGCCAGCACTGCCACCCCAGACAAAATGCTGATGATTGAGTCAGCACAGTATTCAGCGCTAGATCTGGCACGCCTATGTGGTGTTCCCCCCTACCTTGTAGGTGTTGCCACTGGCGCTTATGCCTACACCAGCAGTGAGCAATCACGAGCCGACCTTTACATCTTTGGCGTGAAGCCATACGCCGATTGCATAGCCTCAACGCTGTCAATGAATAACGTGCTGCCACGTGGCACCTATGTAAAGTTTGATACAGACAGTTACCTAGAAGAAAACTATGTAGCCGACAAAATGCCCGAAAACGAACCAGAAGAAAACACACAGGAGTCCCTAGCATGATGCGCTTTACTAGCTCAACATTTTCAATAGATGCAGCCCAAGACGGCAGCCCTAAGCGCACCATTACTGGTATCGCTTTGCCGTACAACACAGAAGCAACAGTCTCAGGTGGCCAGACAGTTTCTTTCTTGCCGGGCTCACTGCCAACAGACGGGAAAGCACCCAAGCTCTATATGAGCCACGACTCAACCCAAGCCATCGGCCTTGTAACTGAGCGTGCCGACAGCCCAGAAGCCATGTACTTCACAGCCAAAGTTTCAACCACAGCCCTAGGCGATGAAGCCCTAATCTTGGCAGCCGATGGCGTACTTGACTCAGTGTCGGTAGGCGTAAACCCAACCAAGTTTTCGTTTAACGAAGATGGCGTAATGATCGTGGAAGCAGCCGATTGGATGGAGTTGTCACTTGTACCACAGCCAGCCTTTGCAGGTGCTACCATCACAGATGTTGCAGCGAGTATCCCCACATCAGAGGATGAAGTAAGCAATAATACAGAAACGGCACCCGATGAGCCTGAACCCACAGAGAGAGAGGAGACCGAAGTGTCAGAAACCCCAGTTCCAGAAGTAATCGAAGCATCAGCACTTTTCGCACAACCTAAGCGCAAGTTTGACCTGCCAACACCGGGCGAATATCTCGCTGCTATGCACATCGGCGGCACCACCTTTGACAACGTTGCTGCAGCCGCACGTGACTATGTTGCTTCCAAACAATCAGCTTTCCAATTTGCAGCTGGTGACGTTTTAACGACTGACACGGTTGGATTGTTACCTGTTCCGGTGCTCGGCCCAGTTTTTGCGAATCTTAACCAAGCCATTAGGCCTGTGGTTGCAGCCGTTGGCGCTCGCGCTTATCCAGATAACGGAACACAAAAGACGTTCGTGAGACCTACTTGGACAACTCACACCAGCGTTGCAACTCAAAGCACAGAGCTCACAGCAGTGTCAGCAACTACCCCTGTGATTGCCTCAAACGTAATCAGCAAAACTACGCTGGCTGGGCAGGTTCAGCTCTCAATTCAGGATGTGGACTTTACGAGCCCCGGCTCGATGGACATCATCATTAACGACTTGATGGGCCAGTACATGCAGGCTTCTGACAACCTTGCCGCTGATGGCTTGGTCGCTGGTGGAACTGCATCAGGCGCTACATGGTCAGTAACAGCCAACGACCCAAGCACTTTAATTTCAGCCATCTACACTGCTGCATACAACATTTTGCTAGACACAAACTTTTTGCCTGATCACATTTTCGTGGCACCCGGCGTATGGCAAGCTCTTGGCGCACAGCTAGACGCAGATAAGCGACCAGTGTTCCCATACGTGGGTGCAGCTGGACTTATGGGAGTAAACGGAATGGGCGCTGCAAATATCACAGTGGCTAACACTTTCAACCCATTTGGCTTGAACCTTGTAGCTGACCGCAACTTTGCGGCTGGCACCATGGTTGTAGCTCGTGGCGCTGCGATAGAGTTTTATGAAAGCATCCGCGGATTGCTTACACGTGACGAACCATCCACATTGGGCAAAGTCATGAGCTATCACGGCTATGCCTCATTGTTTGTCGCTGACGCAAAGCAAGTACAAAAAATCACAGTTTCATAGTCCGAAAGGCGGCTACCGCCGATGGCTACATACACAGTCACTTTTAAGCAACTGCTAGACAACTATGCAGTGCTACAAACACTGACCGATACCGAAATAGAGGTGGGGCAATCCATCACTGTTAGCGCTGTTGGCGCACCTTTTAACGGCACCTTTGTGGTTTATGCCATGCCCAAGTATGAGTACATCGGCATAGACACAGAAGGTGATCTGTTATTTAACAGCAATGTCAGTATCCCTAACCAAGTGCTCTTTGCTTGTACTGGTGCTGATGTTGGCCGTGTTGCTTCTAGTGGCACTATTACTTTTACGCAAAACTGCACGTGGCTAACTACGGCTCAGCTTGTTACTTACCTTGGCGTAGACATCACTAACCCAAGTGATGACTACACACTGGCAACACAAGCAATTAATGCGGCTAACGATTTTGCGTTTAGACGCAGATACGAGTCAGGCTATTTTGATAGTTTGACTGTCTCGCCGGGGCATGACGTTTCCTTGGGTACGGCAATGTATGCAGCTGCACTATGGCGTGCTCGTGGCTCTGTGCAGGACACTTTTGCCACATTCGATGGCATGGGACAAGCGCCCGTCAGTGCCATGACACCGATGATTAAGCAGCTCTTGGGCATAGACCGCCCACAGGTCGCCTAATGCCTGCCACAGGGCTTCTCAACGAGGCTATGGCTGACCTAAAAGCCACACTGACAGCAGTGACAAGCTTACGGGTAATTAACGACCCGACAAAAATTGTCCCTAATTGTGTCTATCTTGATGCCCCAAGTTTTGAGACCATCGCTGGTGGTGGCAACATCATCCGTGTAACAGTGCCTGTGCGTGTCATTGGCAGTGGCCCAGCTGGGCTACCAGTCCTGCAGAACATCCTGAGCATCGTGGCTACAGTCCTTGGCTCGTCAGTTGTGATCATGGC